ACTGCTGCGAGCACTGCCCCCGAAGGGACGGCTCACCCCATGACCACACCCGCGCGAGTCCCGACGGCGTCGAGTGACGTCCCGCCCGAGTCCGCGACCGCCGAGCTCGGCGGGCCGCTCGACGCCGTGACCGTGCTCGCCCCCCTGGACCCCGCTCCCCCGCTGCAGTCACTCGCGCAGTCCTGATCCCCGGGCGGGGCTGGCCGCTCGTCCACCGACCGTTGACCGCGCACAGCCGAACGCTCCCTGCCCGGCTCCTGAGGGTGCAGGCGCTCACGCACCCAGCGGCCCGGACCGGGTGGAACGACACGACCCGCCCCGCCCGGCCCTCCCCGAGCACCCGAGCAAGGAGCTCCCCATGGCCGACGACCAGAAGCGCCCCGCGCTCGAGGAGGCACAGGCCCGCCTCGCCGCGCACGAGCGCGCCGAGCGAGACCGCGAACTGCTGTGCGAGGTGCAGGCGTTCCCCGCGCCAGCGCTCGTGGTGCGGCCGGGCGAACACGTGCTCATCGCGCTGAACCACCAGCCGGACGGGCACGCCGCCCACCGGATGCTGGAATACCTCCACACCCGCATCCCTGGCGTCACGTTCGCGCTCGTCGGCGACGTCGCCGGGCTCGCCGTCGTCCGCCGCGACGACCCGGACCAATGACGCCGCCGACCAGGCCGAAGTGCAGGGGGAAGAACCGACGCGGCACCCGCTGCGGCAACTACCCGGTGCCCGGCGCGGAGGTGTGCAGCTCGCACGGCGGGAAGGCCCCGCAGGTCGCGTCGAAAGCCGCCGTTCGGGCAGAGGTGATGCGCTGGGGGCTCACCGATCAGCACGCCGACCCTGGCGAGGTCCTGCTCCGTCTGGTGACGCAGTCGTCGGCGCGGGTGCAGCGGTACTCGACGCTCCTCGAGGAGGCGTACGACGCCGCCGAGCGGCTCCGGGTCTCGCACGAGGCGCACGGTCTGCTCTCCCAACTCGACACCGACATCGGGTCGTGGGTCGACCCGGAGACCGGGCAGGAAGAACACGAGCCACCCGCAGTGCAGCAGGCGAAGGCCGACCTCGACCGCATCTTCAACCTCGGCGGGGTCGCCTCGCTCGTCGGCAACACGTACAGCGCCTCGAACAGCGGCGCCCTGTACGCCACAGGTGAGGCGATCCGTGGGCTGGCGAAGCTGGAGGCCGACGAGCGGGATCGGTGCGCCGGGTTCGCCGCGAAGGCCGTCGCTGCCGGGCTGGCCGAGCGCTCCGTTCGGCTCGCCGAGAAGCAAGGCGCCATGATCGCCGAGGTACTCCGCGCGGTGCTCGGCGACCCGGCACTGGCCCTGTCGGAGGAGCAGCGCGCCGCCGCTCCGGACACGATCCGTCGGCACCTCACGCTGCTTGCATCGTGAACCGACACGGCGCCCGCCGTGCACGAAGGCCCCGCAGCTCAGCTGCGGGGCCCAAGGCGGACAGGATTCGCCAGGTAGGCCCGGTTCCTCCCGTAGACCCCACGGTATCGCACGCGGGACCGTCACTCTCAGGTCAACTCGCCACCGGCCGGAGACCCCACCTCGGTCGCGCACGGTGAGATTCGGGGGTTCGGGTGGGGCTCTCGGCCGCCGATCTCGCCGCGTGGGACGTCGCGCTCGACGACCTCGATCCGCCCGTGGCGGACGTCTTCGCGACGTTGGGGTTCGCCCCGAACCCTGGCCCGCAGGAGCGCTTCCTGTCGCTGCCCGACCAGGACATGGACGTTCTGTACGGCGGCGCTGGCGGTGGCGGGAAGTCGGCGGCGCTGCTCGCGCTCGCGCTGCGCACCTGCATTCGGTACCCGGGCATCCAGGTGTTCTGGTTCCGCCGCAGCTTCCCCGAGCTGAACCAGTCCGTGCTCCGCGCGCTGGCCCGTTACAACTACGCGAAGGCCCTCGGCGGGAAATGGGACGGCTCGAAGTACGAGCTCCGCTTTCCTGGCGGGTCGGTGCTGACGTTCGGGCACGCGAAGAACATGCAAGAGGCCGCCGCGCTGTCCTCGGCCGAGATCAACCTGTTGATCCTCGACGAGCGCACCACGATCCGCCCCGAGGTCGTCGACTTCCTCTACACCCGTGTCCGGTCCGGTGTGCCCGGCGTGCCGTGCCTCGGCATCCGGTCGGCGTCGAACCCCGGGCATGTCGGGCACGGCCGTGTGAAGAAGGACTTCGTCGAGGCCACCGAGTACGGCAAGCACGAGCTGGTCGACGAGTCCGGCCGCCGCCGGATCTTCATCCCGGCGAAGGTGTCGGACAACCCGTTCGTGGGCGACTACGAGAAGGCGCTCGGGGGCATCGCGGACCCCGAACTGCGGCGCATGATCCGGGACGGGGACTGGTCCGTGTTCGCCAACCAAGCCTTCCCTGACTGGCGGAAGGACCGCCTCCTCGTCCCCGCATTCACCCTGCCCGACTCGTGGCAGCGGTACGGCGGCCTCGACTACGGCTGGTCCGCCCCGTCCGTGTTCCTCGCTGCGGCGAAGGACCAGGACGGCCGGCTGTGGTTCTACCGCGAGCTGAGCATGGTGCAGACCCCCGAGCGGGAGCAGGCACGCCGGATCCTGCAGCTCGGCACCGGCGTCCGCGCGACGGCGGCCGATCCTGCGATGTGGGGCAAGACCGGCTCCGCGTTGCCCCCGGCCACGCAGATGGCCACCGAGGGCCTGACGCTGCGGCGCGCCGACAACGACCGGCTCTCCGGCAAGCAGCGCATGCACACCTACCTGGCGATGGCGCCGGCGTGCGCGCATCACCGGGCTCTCGGCCTGCAGGAGTGCCCGCTCCTGCACGTGCTCGAGGACACTTGTCCGGACCTGGTCCGGACGATGGCCGACCTCCCCCGCGACCCGCACCGGCCGGAGGACGTCGACTCCGACGCCGACGACCACTGGTACGACGCCGCCCGCTACCTCGTGATGTCGATCGGCGGCGGCCCGGAGTTCTTCGTCGACGACGAGCCCAACCCGCCCGGCCCTGAACTGGCCGCCGCGGCGCAGCCGTTCGGCCAGTTCGCGCTCATGCCTGACCGCACCGACTCCGCAGCGTCTTGGCTGCACGACGATGGGGAGGTCGGGCCGTGGGGCTGATGCAGTATCTGGGGCTCGCCCCTGCCGCCGAGTACGACCTGGACGCCGCCCTCGCAGTCGCTGAGGCGAAGACCGCTGCTCCCCGCGCCCGGGGCCGTGCCGGGTTCGAGTACGGCATCCCCGACAACGGCCTGAACGAGTGGACGGCGTCGGTCCAGGCCCTCGACGCTGACCGCCGCACCCTCCTCGGCGAGCTGTATGAGGCCTACACGAAGTGCCCGTGGGCGTGGGCCGGTGTCAACGCGGTCGCCCGCCGCGTGACCGCTGGGGCGCTGGAGTTCGTGTACGACCCGGACGAGGACGCCTCCGGTGACGACGAGCAGCCGAAGAAGCCCGCCGAAGTGGTGGCGTGCGAGCGGCTGTTCCGGTACGTCAACGAGCGCGAGGACATCCGCCAGCTCCTCCGCGGCGTCGTCACCGACCTGCTGGTGTTCGGGGATGCGTTCGTCGAGGTCGTGTGGGTTGGGAAGGTCCCCGTCGCTCTGTACTCGCTGCCCAGCAGGGAGATGACCCCGAAGGCCGACCGGCACGGCCAGATCACCGGGTATGTGCAGCTCACCGACTTCGGGCAGAAGGCTGTGTTCGAGCCCCGGCAGGTCGTGCACATCAGCCTGGACTCCCCCATGTCCGGGGTGTTCGGTATCGCCCCGCTGCAGGCCGCGCTCGTCCCGATCGAGCGGTGGCTGTTCACCGCGGCCACGCAGCTGCAGACCTACCGCAAGGGCGACCCGCTCACCGTCCACGCCGACCTCCCCGCAGACATGACCGGCCCGGACATCCGCCGGTGGATCGGGCAGGTCATGGCCCGCAACATCGGCCCGGCGAACATCGGCTATCCGTGGGTGACCAAGGGTGGCGGCACGCTCAAGGAGCTCGGGACGCGCCGCATCGAGTCGCAGAACACGGTGCTCGACAAGGCGCGGGACGAGATCCTCGCCGCGCTCGGTGTCCCGCCCGCGAAGGCCGGGGTGATCGAGTCCGGCAACCTGGGGTCCGGCACCGACGAGGGCCAGGACAAGACGTTCGAGCTGCAGACGTGCGACCCGATCGCCGCCGCCGTCCTCGACAAGATCCAATTCCACGTCGCCGAACGAGGCTTCGGCATTGAGGACTGGCGGCTGCACTTCGCCGAGGTCGACACCCGCGACTCCAAGACCATCGAGCAGATCCGGGTCGACCGCCTCAAGCACGGCGTCTGGACCCTCAACCGGTACCGCGCCGAGATCGGCGAGCCGCCCGTCGACGGCGGCGACCAGGCCATCCTGATGATCGGCCAGGGCTCCGTCATCCGCATGCGTGACGTCGACGCATCCGCGAAGGCCGAGATCGCAAGCAAGGTCCAGGGCACCAGCCTGGAGATCGGAGAGCCGGGTGACGAGGACACACCCGTCACCCTCGTCAAGGCCGCCAAGCCGGAGCCGAGCACACCAGTGCCGCCCATCGACCCGGCCGCACCCCCCGCGGCCGGCGACGACCCGGCCTGGGACCAGGCCTACGACGAGGAGCAGCCAACCGAATCAGCGACTGTGCCTGCCGAGAAGACCGGCGGCATGGTCGCGCTGCTCCCCGACGCCGCCACAGCGGCCCGCCTCGCCGCAGCCGGAGGTCTGCCCGTCGCCGAACTGCACCTGACGCTCGCCTATCTCGGCGACGTCACCGGCTGGCCGGACGACAACCGCGCCGAACTCGTCGAAGCGATGCGTGACCTCGCTGCCCGGTGCGCACCGGTCGACGGCCGGGTCCTCGCCCGCACCGTGTTCAACGAGGACGGCGGACCGGACGGGCAGGAGCCGTGCGCCGTCTACCTCATCGGCGACACCCCCGGCCTCGGTCAACTCCTCGACGAGGTACGCGACGACGTCGAGAACCGCGAAGGTGTACCCGCCCAGCGGGAACCGTTCGTCGCGCACGTCACCGGCGGCTACGGCCTCACCGTCGACCAGCTCCCCGGCACCGGGGACGTGCGGTTCGACCGGCTCGTCGTCGCGCTGGCCGGCGAGTGGACGGAGATCCCCCTCGACCCAAAAGTCCCGGGAGTGCCCACCCACCTCGGTGAGGCGCTCGAAGCCGAACTCGCCGCCGACGGCGTGACCGCCTACGTTGATGAGCTGGGCGGGCTGTGGCTGTGGGACGTCACCGAGACCCGGTACGTGCGCAGCGCGGCCGGGTCACGCAGGTACGGCGTACCCATCGGTGCCGCGATCCCGGCCGGGCGCAAGAAGCGCCCGACGCGCAGCCGGTCCGTCGGGAAGCCCGACACCGCACGAGTGAAGCTCACCGCGGCCCAGCAGACCCTCGCAGCTGATCTCTTCAGCGGCGACGACAGCGGAGCCCAGGTCAGCAGCAAGACGATGCTGTCGGTGTCCAACCCGAAGGCCGCGGCCGCGACACTGGACCGCATGCTCGAAGGTGACGATCTCACCGCCGGCAGGCGTCGTACTGTGCGCGCTCTGCGCCGAAAGATCGGCACCCTCCTCGACCTTGACCGGGCCGAAGATGACGGGGGCACGGTCGATGGCGGCGCGCCGGAGACAGCGGCGGCCCGCCAGCAGATCCGCGACGTCTACGCCTCGGCGGTCAGCCCCGGCGACTGGCTTGGCATGGTTCAGCTCCGGGCGCTGCTGACCGGGCTGTCCCGGGAGGAGCAGGACGCCGCGCTGACGGACCTCGCGCTCGAGCCGGGTGTGCACGTCCAGCAGGAACCGAACCAGAAGGCACTCACCCCCGCCGACCACGCCGCCCGCGTCCTGATCGGCGGCGACCACCGGGACATGCTCATGATCGAGGAGCCTGACCCAGAGGGCATGGTGTGGGACCCGATGGACGGCTGGGTGCCTGCCGACAAGGCCTCCGCCGAGTCACATGCGGAGACGGAGGAGGCGGCTACCAGCCCAACCGCTGGTGAGTGGCCAGGGTGGCAGCACGACGAAGCCATCGCCGACCACTACGCGCAGGCGATCGTCGACGATGTCACCGCAGAGATGGGCGACGTCGCCGACCTCGCCGCGGCGTGGCTCGCCTCGGACGAGTCCCGCACCACCGAGGAGGTCGCCCCGCTCGTAGCCGCTGTCGTGGCGGCTGCGGCGGCATGGCTCGCCGCCCGGGCTGTGCGGTTCGCCGCCCGGCTCGTGCCCCGCGTCCAGGACGCCATGGCGGAGGGCTACCTCATCGGGGAGCGCTCGGCCCGCGCAGTGCTCACCGTGTCCGACCCGGTGTGGGACGAGTGGACCCCGGGTGATCCGGACGCCGCCCGGAAGATCCTTGGTGACGACGGATCCGGGTCCGGCCTGCAGGACCTCCTCGACGACTCCGATGTCCGCCTGACCGGCATCGCCGACGACCGCATGACGGCGTTCGCGCAGCTGCTCGCCCGCGCGGTCGCTGAGGGCTGGTCCGTCGACCAGCTCGCCCAGAAGCTCCTCGAGTTCCGGGACGACTGGAACTGGGCGTACGTGACCGCGCAGACCGAACTGGCCCGCACTATCTCGGCGGCCACCCTCGATACCTACATCGATCACGACGTCGACCGGCACGAGTGGCTGGTCGCCGGGGAGGATCCCGAAGACCGAATCCGGGTGTGCCCGATCTGCACGGCGAACGCCGCCGACGGGCCCGTCGAGGTCGGTGCCAACTTCCCGTCCGGACACCCGCACCCTCCAGCGCACCCGCGGTGCAGGTGCGCACTCATGCCCGTGATCGACATCGAGGAGAGCGGCGACTGGGAGTGGTCAGTCGAGGAGGCCCGCTACGTGCGGACCGCCGCCGGTGCCAGGAAGTACGGGCTGCCGATCGGGTCGCTGATCAAGCCCAACCCGAAGCGCACGTCGAAGGGCGCGGCCGCGATCGCCCGCACCTCAGGCGTCGTCCGGCCCTCCGGGGTCGGCGGCGAGCACGGCACATCGACCGACGCGGACCGGGTGCGACGGAAGACCCTCACGAAGGCCGTTGCACGTGCCGACAAGGTCCGCCCGTACGACGCAGACCCCGGCTCGCACATCGCCGCGGCGATGCAGCGGGCACTCGCCGGCCGCAAGCCGGTCTACATCCACTCGGCCGGTGCGCGCACCGTGTCCTCGCTGCGAGCACCGGAACCGGGAGGCGCCCAGTTCCTGATCCGTCCGAACGGCACAGTGTGGCGGCGTTCCTTCACCCGGCAAGGCGAGGAACGGCTCCAGCAGGTAGCGGACGACCGGGTACTCGCACTCGTCGCCCCGCACGTCGGGATGGGCGGGCAACCGATCCCCCGGCCCGCGATCAACCCGCGGTCCGCGGCGCGTGACCCTAAGGCGCTCGACGACCTGGACCTCGAAGAGGCCATGCAGGCGGCCATCACCGAGGACGACCTCGCCGCGTTCGACAAGCTCGCCGCGGAGTCCGACCGCAGAGACGCGGGACGGCAGGAACGGCAGCGGCGCAGCGAGGCCGCAGAGCAGCGGAAGGCCGAGGAGTACGAGCGGCTCATCACCCGCGGCTACGCCGACGAGGAAGCCATCGCCGCCGCCTACGGCGTCTCCGTTGAAAAGCAGCGACGCACTGCCGCCCTGGCGGTGCTCCGCGGGCAGGGCTACCAGGGCCGGTCGCTGGAGGAATCGGCCCGCGCCGCGTTCCGCGACGAGGTGTACGAGCACTACATGCGCGCCGAGAACGACATCGGCATGTCGATGCTCACGAAGAAGGCGCAGGCCGATGGGATCGACGAACGCACCCTGTTCGTCGGCAACGAGGACACCGCGCGGAAGCACGCTTCAGACGAGCTCCTCGCGTGGTGGGACGAGCATGGCCGCCCCACCTACGACGAGTTCCTGGCCGGCCTGCTGGACGACCCGCAGAGCGCATCACGGACCCGCAACGGGCGGTCGGACTTCCTTCGATGACCGCTAGGATTGTGGCGTGAACCTCGAGGCGACGATGGTGGCGGCGGCCGAGGAAGGCCGCGACGCCGTGCGGGGCAAGAAGCCGCGCAGCGACAACCCCTACTCGCTCGAGAGCGACGATCCGCGGGAGCGGACCAAGGCCCTGATGTGGCTGCGCGGCTGGTCCGACGCCAACCCGATGGAGTTGGGCGCCTCAGCCGCCTGACCTCCCAACAGCCAACCCTCAGCCCCCGGAGCCGACTCGGCCCGGGGGCTGAGTCGTGCCCAGGGGGTGTACGTACATGGCCGATCCCGAGCCTGACCCGGAGCCCGACGAGCAGCCAGACCCGGAGCCTGCTCGCGCGATGACGCCCGCCGACGCGTGGCCGTTCATTCAGAAGATCATCGGCTGACCCGCGCCTCCCCCGCTCGGGGACGCACACAGCGCCCCAAGCACCAGGGAGACTCACCATGCGCGCCCAGCCGGAACTCGTGCTGCTCTCGGCCGTCCAGAACGTGGCCGCTGCCGCACGCGGCACCCAGCCGGCGGCCACGGACGCCCCGTGCACCTGCGGCCACCCCAAGGCGGGCCATGAGCACTACCGGCCAGGTGCTGACTGCGGCATCTGCGGCCGCGACGTGTGCCGCGCCTACACGCCCGCCCGTGCCCGGCTCGCCGTCATCGCCGAGGCGGTGGTCACGGCCTGGTGGGCGGTGCGCATCGCCGTCGCGATCTGGCGGCGGATGTGAGCCCGGTCGTCACCCTCGGGGTGCTCGCCCTCCTCTGCGTGGCCCTCGCCGTAACCGCCCTGCTGCTCACCCGCCGCGCCGAGCGCGGTCGGTAGAGCCCCCCGACCTGCGAGAGAGAGGCCCACGAGGTGGCCAAGCCCATCGCGAAGATCGACGGCGTCGCCCTCCGGCCGGGCGTCTCCAAGAACGGCCGGCTCTACACCCGGGAGGTCATTGCCGGCGCGGTCACTCGCGCGCAGCGGCGCCTCGCCGAGGGCGGCCCGCCGCTCACGATGCTGACCCACCACGGCGCCGAGGACGACTCCACCCGGATCGCGGGGCGCATCACCGCGCTCCGCCTCGGCGATGACGGTGAGGCCCTGTACGACGCCCTGCTGGCCGACACCGACGGCGGCCGCACGATCCTCGAGCTCGTCGACCCTGACGACGGAGGCGCATTCCTGGAGGGTGTCTCAATCCGCGGTTACTGGCTCGACGAGCTGCGCCGCGTCGAGCACGACGGCCAGACCGTGGAGACCGCGGACACCCTGGAACTCGACGGCCTGGACTTCACGAAGACCCCGGGCGTGCTCGGCGCCCGGGTCAACAACGTGACCCGTGTCGGTCGCGCTGCGGCCCCCCGCGAGAGCGGCGGCCGGACCCCGATCTACGAGTCAGCGGAGGCACGCGTGCAGGACCAGCCCACTCTCGTCGACAGCGAGGCGCTCGAGCAGGAGGTCGCGCGCCGCGCGGCCGCCGGCGAGACCCGTGACCTGGTGTACGCCGACCCCGGCTACCAGGCAGACCAGGCGAAGCGGTTCCCGCTGGACACTCGCGCTGGTGCGCTCGCCGCGTGGGAAGCCCTCTCCACACGGGAGACCGCGCTGGAGTACACGAGCAAGCAGCTCAAGCGCGCCCGCGGCCGCACCCGCCGCGAGCTGGACCGGCACGGCGTCACCGTCACCACAGAGGGGCACCTGCGCACCGCAGGCCCGGTGACCGAGGCCGCGGTGCGCGAGTTCTGGCCCGTCCCCGCCGGGGAGCGAGCAGAAGGCGGCTTCGAGGTGTGCCTGTACGTCGGGCCGCTGCGCGTCGCCGTGTCCTCGTACGCGGTGGACGCCCACGACCTCGACCGGATCACCCGGGTCGCCGCCACCGCGGCGGCGGACTGCCTCGCCGCCGTCAGCGCCGACCCGGACGCGCCCACCCCCGGCACGTCCATCGAGGGCGGCGGGAAGCCGGCGTTCCTCGACGACGACGAGGACGACGACGAGGACGGCCCGGACGACGACGCCAAGGAGAGCGGCGCCGCCCAGGCCGAGGACCCGGACGCAGACGGCACAGCCGTCGAGTCCACCACCCAGGCCGCACCGGCGGCCGACACCCTGAAGGAGCCGGCCGTGGCCGACACCCCCACCCAGACCGCCGCCGCGGCTGCTGCCGCTGCAGAGACCTCTGAGCAGCGCGTCGAGCGGCTCGTCGCCGAGCGCTTCGCCGCCGCCCAGGAGAAGGCCACCGAGGACGCGCAGATCGAGAAGCTCGTCGCGGAGCGTCTCGCGGCCGCGCAGGCCCCGCTGGAGACCGAGGAGCAGCGCGTCGAGCGGCTCGTCGCCGAGAAGCTGGCCGCAGCACCCGCCGCGCAGGAGACGACCGATCAGCGCATCCAGCGGCTCGTCGCCGCCCGGGTCACCGAGGCCATCCAGGGGCACGTCGAGAAGAACGGCGCCCCCACCCGCACCGGCCTCGTGCCCGGCGCAGGCGACGCAGCCGCTGAGGCGGCCGGCTACCCGACCGACTGGCCGCGACGCGCCGACGGTGAGCCGAAGGCCGTTCACGAGCTGACCGAGTCGGAGCGGGACCGCCACACACGCCCGCTGCTCGAGCGGCACGTGATGGGCTCCCGCTCCGTGTTCGTCACCGGCACCAACCCCGCCTAACAGCCCCCTGGCCCGCGTGAGCGGGCCGATCGGGTCCCACCCGACCGCCAGCACACGGTGCTGGTGCCCGCCGGGCAGCGATGGTCACCACCCCTCCGAGCCCCCGACCACACCGTGGCCGGGGGCTTTCGCATGCCATGAGGAGAGACCGTGTCCACGCACACCCGCGAGGCCCTCGACGCCGTCGGCGGCGGAGCATTCGTCCAGAAGATCATCGACCCGGTCGTGGTCGACATCCAGCGCCGGTACTCGCCGCTCCTCGCGGCGATCCCGACCGAGCGCTGGACCTCCGACGTGTACTACTTCAACCGTCGCACCCGGCTCCCCGCCGGTGGCTGGGTTCGGGACGGCGGCGCCCGCCCCGTCGCGTCCGGCACGTACGACCAGCGGCTGTGGCAGATGAAGCATCTGCAGGGCGTCGGCGATGTCACGAACTACGCCGAGGTCGTCACCGCCGCGCAGGCCGGTTCGCTGCGCGGGAAGGAAATCGAGGGCACCTACAAGGGCCTCGCCTGGGACCTCGAGACGGCCTGCGTGTACGGCAACGCCGAGGCCACCGCGAACGGCCCGGACCCGCACTTCTCCGGGTTCGACACCCTGATCAGCGACTTCTCCGGGTCGGGGAAGAACGCGATCGACGTCAACGGGAACTTCGCTCTGACGCAGCTGGACCAGCTGATCGACATGGTTGAGGTCAACCTGTCCGAGTCCATCGCCGGGCCGGACTGGATGTTCGTCGGCTCGTCGACGCTCGTGTCGAAGGTCGGGCAGGCGCTGCTCGCGCAGCAGCGGTACATGCAGGTCGACATCGCGCCCGGCCTGAACGTCCTCTCCTACCGGGACGTCCCGATGGTGAAGTCCTCATTCCTGGCGCCGCGCTCGATCACGATGGGCACGGTCACCTTCACCACGGCCACGACCGGCGGTGTCCTGCCGAACGCCAGCGTCTATAACTACCGGATCGCGGCGGTCATCGCCCGCTCCGGCGAGACGATTGCATCGGCCTCGGTCGCTGCGACCACAGGCGCCACGACCGGCACGCACGTCCTCGACCTGTCGTTCTCCACCCCGACGGGCTACGAGAGCGCCGGCCCGATCCTCTACAAGGTGTACCGGACCGCGGCCGCTGGCGGCGCGGGCACCGAAACCCTCCTCGGCGTCGTCGATGCGGTCGTCGCGCTCGGCGCGGACGGCGTGACCCGCGTCCCGACCACGAAGATCCGCGACACAGGTGCGGCGCTGGTCCCGATGAACGGCTCCACCACCCCGGGCACCCTGCCGACCACCTACTTCGGTGGGAACACGGCGAAGATGCCGCTCGCCGCGAACCAGGAGACGATCTACCTGGTCCCGCGGAACAGGGACTACATGCTGCGCCCGTACGTGCGGGAGATGCAGCCCCTGCCGCTCGCGGCCACGGTGTCGAGCCCGGACAGCTCGCCGTTCGCGGTCGCCTCGGACAGCGTGCTGGCCATCCGCGACCCGCGGATGATCGGCGCGCTGCAGCGGGTCACCGTCAGCCTCTGACGTCCGCTCCCCCGTGTCCGACCAGCCCGCCGCCCGTCGCGGTGGCGGGCTGGTCTGGCGCGCCCCTCGCCCCTCTCGTGGAGGTTCACGTGTTCGTCAGGAAGGCCCAGGCCGGGGCCGACAGCTACGGCAACCGGTGGCCGGTCGACGGCCACGTGCTCGACCTGCCGCGCGATCAGGGGATCGATCTGCTCGCGATCCCCGACGGCGGGTTCTCCGAGGCCCCCGACTACGTCCCGCCAGCCGACCCCGACGCGGGCGACGATGGCGACGGTGGGCCGGACGGCGACAAGACCACCGAGATCGCCGAGCCCGCTCCGCCCACCCCGACTGCCGTCACCGAGCCCGCGCCGCGCCGCGGCCGTAAGCCGGCCGCGAAGCCGCAGGCCTGACCCGTGGCGCCGCCCGACCGGCCGAGTCTGCTCGCCACCCCAGGGCAGATGCGGCAGTCGAACCTGAAGCACCTGGTCGCGAGCCTCGACGAGGACGAGCTCGCCGATCTGATGCTGCGCGCCACCCGCGCCTGCGAAGCGCACTGCGACGGGCGGCGCTTCGTGCCCTTCACCGGTCTGACTGAGACGCACCGCGCTGATGGCGTCGACCCCGCCGACATGGCCACCATCGGCAGCCCAGGTGATCTGTTCTCCGTGAACTCCGCCTCCTACGGGAGGGCTCTGTCCGGGGCCGCGATGCAAGTCCGGCAGGCCTGGGTCGAGCAGTACGCGCCCCTGTTCCAGGACATGTGGTCCTACAGCGACGTGCAGATCCTGGTGCTCCGCGGCGACGGCGGTGAGGAACGCGTCCCCGCGCAGGACCTGCTCGGCGGGGGCATCGAGGCGGACACCGGGCACCTGTGGTTCCGCGTCGGGCTCTACCTGCCGCCCGGGTCGCGGGTGCGGATCACCTACTCCGGCGGCTACCACACGATCCCGCAGAACCTCGTGCAGGCCTGCCGGTACATGGCGGCCGCCGACGTGATCGACGAGGACGACTACCCGGGCGGTGCGCCCGGCACGAACACGCACAACGACGCCGGCACCGGCCGCGGCGACGGCGGGTTCCTGGCCCGCGCGCACAAGCTCCTCAATCCCTATCGGCGCGGCACCTGATCGGAGGCCCCGTGTCTGTGTTCGGTGTGGTCGACCAGGTGTGCACGTACTTCGGGGGCGCCTACGACCCGGCAGCGCACGCCTACCTCGACACGCAGGTGCCGGGGCTCGGCGCGGTCCGGCGTGGCCGGCCGAAGCGCAACAACAAGCAGGACCTGTTCTCCGGGATGGCGTGCGAGAAGTTCGGGTCGACGATGCTCGTTCACTCTCCGTCCGGGGAGGAACGCCGCACCGCTGTGGCAGGTGCGCATGGCGGGCTGAAACTCGTCCGGCACGAGATCGTCCTGCACCTCTACCTGTACTCCACCGCCGAGTACGCGGAGGACGCGCAGGACGCGTTCTACGAACTGCTCGACCGGATCCGCGAGCGCATCCACGCCGACCGCACCCTCGGGTCCGGAGGGTTCGAGGCCCGCCTCGATGGCGTCCCGGACCCGCGCGGTCTGCAGGCCGGTGAGGGTGACGGGCCGCCGCTGCGGTGGGAGCTCGAGCACATCGAGACGGCCGCGAACGTCACCCGCGGCTACGGCCTCGTCGGATTCGACGTCGACCAGTTCATTCGCGCGTAACCCTGCCTGATCTGCGAGGAGCCCCGCTGTGGCCCGCCAACGTTCGGCCGCTGCGGCGGCCACCAGCACGCCCGCCGACCTGCCCAACGCCCTGCCCGCTGGGTGGTACCGGTTCGTCGGCGCCTACCCGGTCACTCTGATCGCCCGCGGCGTCGAGGTGGCGCCCGGCGACCCCGTCGAGTGGCCGGACGGCCCGCCCGACGAGCTCAACTGGGCGCCCTGCGAGGCACCCACCACCGATACCGCCGCGCCGGCTACGGCGCCCGCTGGTGACGCCACCGAGGAGTCCTGACCATGACCACCCCCGTGATCTTCGCCAGCGCGAAGCAGTTCCTCGGCCTGGCGAAGGAGACCGTCCACGGCACACCCGTGGCGCCGTCCTTCACGATGCCGGTCGAGGAGTTCTCCCCCGACCAGACGTACGAGCAGCTCAAGGACCCGTCGTGGCGCGGGCACATGGGTGCGACGTCGGACATCCGTCAGGGCGTCACGAAGACCGAGTTCGATCTCAAGGGCCCCGTGTTCCTCGACGGGCTGGGGCACCTGCTGCTCAACATCCTCGGTGACCACGCCGTCACTGGGACGGCGCCGTATTCGCATGAGTTCGCGGTGCTCAACTCCGCGCAGGGGCAGCCCCCGTCTCACACGTTCACGCACTTCCAGGGGCCGGCCGCGACAGTCGGTGCTCGCCGGGTGTCGGGGGCGTGCCTGTCCGACCTCACCCTCAAGTGGTCCGCCGAGAGCGAGTTGTTCACGCTCGACGGGAAGGGCACCGGGTGGGGCACCAGCCTTCCGCCGGCCGCTCCGACCGCCGCGCCGTCGACGGTGCCGGCGCTCGCGTCGTGGCGGGCTGCGCTGGGCATCGGTGGCCCCGCTGCGGGGGGCACGCTGGCCGCGAACGTGGCCGAGGCGGAGATCTCGATCAAGCGGGCGTTGAAGCCCTACTACACGCTCAGCGGGAGCCAGAACCCGTACATCATCGCGCGCGGCACCGTCGAGGTCACCGGGAAGTTGACGTTCGTCGCGAAGGACGAGCAGCCGTTCCTCGACTACCTGAACCACGCCCAGCCGCAGCTGCAGCTCGACATCAACAACGGCCTGGCCGGGGCCAGCGCGCTCGGCCTGGTCCTCGACATCAGCAAGGCCAACTACACGAGCTCGAAGTTCTCCGGCGGGAACGAAGCCGCCGAGTACGAGGTCGAGTTCGAGGCCATCTCCACCGCCGCGAACGCCGGTGCCTCGGCCGGCATGTCGCCCTGCCAGATGACCGTGACGAACGCCGTCGCCACCTACTAGCCGAAAGGACCCCTCTCCCCGTGTCCTCTCCCACCATCCCCGTCTCCGACCTCAGCGGTGACCGCGTCGAGCTGCCCTCCGGTGGCTGGGTGCAGCTCCGTCACCTCGACGACCTGCGCTCCCACCACCGGGAGGCAGTGCTCGACGCGTTCCCCGACGACGACAGGCTCACCCCGAAGGCCGTCCTCGTCATGCAGCGAACCATGGCTGCCGTGATGGTCGTCGCCTGGTCGTTGCCGTATCTGCCGGATGCTCCGCTCCCGGGCGACGACCCCACCGTGATGCGCGACATCCGGGTGCGTGACGAGAAGCGGCTGATGAAGGCCCTCAAGCCGGTGATGGACATGCTCGACCCCGACGCGCCCGACCCGGCCGACCACGAGAACCCGGACTCCCCTACCGAGCCCTCAGGCGACTCCGCGCCCGCCTGAGGGGTGAGAAGGTCCCGCCCGCTCGGCCCGGAGAGCAGACCTGGACCGAAGAGGCGTTCGAGGCGTTCTGGTGGCTCGACCGGTGGGGCCTCACACCCGACGAGGTGCGCGCCCTCCCAGTGAAGGTCTCGCTGCGTCTCCCGCACGTCGCGGGCGTCGTCGACAAGATCCGCCGCGACGAGCGGGAGGCCGAGCAGAAACGGGCCCGGAGGTGATCCGTGGCGCGTGTCGAGG